TAAGATAGTTCATCCTTATGGTAAGAAATTCAAGGAATTCTTTCCTCCAACAATGTCCTTCAAAACTAATAAATTTAATGATTTTGTAAAGAGTTTTGGAGAGGAATATGTAAAGAATGAGAAACAAGAATTTCAACTTACTGTAGGTAGAACTACATATACTATTGCTAAAGGAGGATTACATAGTACTGAACAACATAGATTAATAATTGTACCTAAAGGGTATATTTACAGAGATATAGATGTTGGTAGTCAATATCCAAATAGTATATATAAAATGAGGATAAAACCTCCTCATTTATCTGATAATATTCTTATCCAATTTAATGGAAAGATAGATAGAAGGTTGTCATATAAAAAATTATCTCAGGAATATGAGAAGAAGGGTGAGAAGGAATTAGCTAGAACATACTCCTCCATACAGGAGATGTTGAAATTGTGTCTTAATGGTGGTTATTATGGTAAGTTAGGACAAAGTGGTAGTTTTTTAGAGTATCCAGAAGGATTGCTTAAAGTATGTATAGGTAATCAGATAGAAATATTGATGCTTATAGAGATGATGGAAGAAGCTGGATTTAGTGTATTATCAGGAAACACTGATGGTATAACTGTAATGTATCCTGAAAAGGATGAGGAAAAATTCCTATCAATATGTAGTGAATGGGAAATAAAGGTAGGAAATGATAGAATGGGTAAATTAGAACATACTATATTTACCAAAGTTTGGCAGGAAAGTGTAAATCACTATTTTGCTATAAAAGATAATGGAAAGATAAAGAAGAAGGGTAGATTTGCAACTGACTTTAAATTAAATAAGAATAAGAGTGCTCGTATTATTAAATTAGCACTTGAGAAATACTTTAAAGATGGAGTATCTCCTATAGAGTATATTCCTACACACTCTCATATTCATGATTTCTGTATATGTAAGAAGGCAAGTAGAAATTTACACTATGAAGAAATAATAAACGAGGAAAATATAATAATACATAAAAAAATGGTTAGGTATTATGTCTCTAATGAGGGTAATATATTTAAGAAGAGAGGTTTTGATTATGATAGTAAACCTGTCGATAGTTTTTGTGAGGCTGAGAATAAAAGATTCTATTGGATGGGCCTACCAAAACTAAAATATTTCAATAAAAACGAGAGAAAGGAAAATTATAATATAGACTATAGTTATTATATATTAAAAACATTAATGATTATAGATGAAATAGAGAAAACAGATAAGTCTGCAAGATATGCAGATTCATTTAAAACAACACAATTTTCATTATTTTTATGAAGGTATCAAAAATAAAGGAATTCTTATTCCTCAATAAGCTAATTAGTCATCTAGCTGTAATATATATTATAGCTAGAGTTTCATGTTTTATAATATTTTCTATAAAATATGGGTATATACATTGGGATCCTGTTGCTCCAATTGAAAAAGTAACTATTGGATTAGTCTCTATTATATCTTTATTTTTCATGATTACGTTATTTTGGCAAATTGCTAATATGTTAATTATGTTTGGTGAAATATTAAAAAATAGCTTAGATGATGAAGACAGAGATCAGCAAGGAAATAATTAAGAAGTTTGGAGAAAACCATACTATATGTATAGTAGTTGAATTACCATCTGAAGATGATCCTTTATTTGGAGTTTATACTTACAAAGGTGATGTATTTGTCATCAATGATTGTATAGATGGAGAATTTGAGGAATTAGATGATGATATACAGAGTGAAATATGGAGACAAATCTCTATAGGTAAATATCAGTTAAATGAATCATTTCAATAAATATGGTAGAAGTAATAAGTGTATTTAGAGTAGAAGATTTAAAGAATAAGAAAAATTACGAGTATGAAGTAAGTGGAAGTGGTCAAGAGGCTATCTCTCTACTTAGAAAGAGTTTTGGATTTTTTACAAAATTTGTTTTGTTAGGATTTAAAATTAATGGTAATTTTACAGAAATTGAAGCATGATAGAAATGGAGAAATACGAAGAAGTTTTAAGTAGTGGTCTATTATTAGATCACTATTTTCTTCTTTGTAGGTTGAAGAATAAAAAAACAATCCTCTCAACTAAAAGAGTTAAAGGATTTATAAACTTATTGAACAAGAAAGGATATTTAGATGGAGAAGATCTTACTGAAAAAGCAATAGATCTAATTCAAAATTGTGGAGATGATTTAGAGGAAAAAGTAGAGAATGAAACACGTTCTATAAGTGAATTCTCAACCTCTCTATATTCAGATTGTCAAAATCTGTTATTTGAGTTGGTAGGAAAGAAACAAATGATAGCCAAAATGGCTGGTCAGAGGAAGGGATATTCATTTCTTCCAAATGAAGTAGATTTTAATAAACGTCTACAAAAAGTTATACGTTTATATAAATTAGAGGATCTAGATAAGATAAAGAAAACTATATTAAATCATATTAAAAAGTGTAATGAAGAAGGACATTGGTTTCCTATAATGCATTATTATATAATAAAGGATAGTTACTCTCAATTAGTAACTGACTATAATAATGATGACGAGGAAATAACAAATGTTGTTAGCAGCCAGAAATTTGTTTAATGAAATCAATCCATCAAGTAGCACAAGAAACTTTAAATTATATTAAAGATAGAAAGGATGGAAAAATTACATCTCTTAAAACTGGATATGGAAAGTTAGATAGATGTATGATAGATGGGATAGAGTGGGGATCAACAATAACTATTGGTGGTCGTCCATCTGTGGGAAAGAGTGCATTTTCAGATTGTTTAATTGATGGCTGTCTACAAAATAATAAGGATTTTGAAATTTTAGATTTTAACTGGGAATTATCAGCTCGTGTTATAATGTTAAGAAGATTGTCAGCTTCTATGAAGAGGACATATAAAAACATTATCTCAGCTGATGGAAAATTATCAGATCTAGATATAAGTAATATAGAGACTATTCTTCAACAGAAGTCATCTCTTCCTATTACATATGCAGAAGAACCTTTATCTGTTAAAGAATTTGGTGAAACTGTTAGAAATTTTATAGCTAGGAGTAAGTATGGTAAGGTTTTAGTGCGTATAGATCACACATTATTAGCTAAACAGACACAATCTAGCCAAGTACAAATGTTGCTAGATTTAATGATGGAAGCTAATTCTATTAAGAAGAATGGCAATGTAATATTTATGTTTCTCACACAAATGAATAGAGAATTTGAGGATAGACAGGTGGATGGTACAGATCAATCATTTCCAAGACAATCGGATGTGTATGGTGGAGATGCTGCTGCTATGTTTAGTGAAACTATCATACTATTAAATAAACCATCAAAGTATGGAGTAAGAATGTATGGTAAGAGAAGAGGAGATAAGAGTATATTAGCTGAGGAACATGATTTATTTGCTCATATAGTAAAGAATAGAAATAGTGAAGGTGATTTTATATTGCACTATAAAGAAGATTTTAAGAATATGTCAATAAAAGAAATGTAATATGATGTGGTATTTTATAGTAGGGCTCGTATACTGGGCAATTAATATTTTTGTTAGGAAGTTACATGAGAAAAATGAACATGGAGAAGGCTGGTTTTTAGTTCCTTTTTGGGTCTTCCTATGGCCAATTTGCATGATACTATTAGTAGCTAGTGCATTTTCTATAGAGAAAAAGGAAGAACATCCTAAATTTTAATGTTAAGAGACGAGAGACAAAGAGAATTTGCAGATAAATACCTTTCTTCATGGGGAAATGGTATATTATATTTATGTCCTAGATTTGGTAAATGTAGAACATCTATATTAATATTAGAGGAGTTAGAGAAGAGAAAGGGAAGTAAATTAAATATTTTGATATCTTATCCCAATATAGCTATAAAGAAAAGTTGGGAAGAAGAATTTGAGAAAATGGGATATCAGTGTACAGTTACATATAGTACACATTTGTCTCTCGATAAACATGTAAAAGAGTATGATATAGTAATTGTAGATGAAATACATATGCTATCTGAAAATCAGATAATGTCACTACAATCTATATCAACTAAAAATGATAGGATTTTAGGATTAACTGGAACAATGTCCTATTGGACACAGAAAAATCTAGAGAAAAAATTAGGTCTTGATGTAATAGCATATTATCCTATGGATAAGGCAATAGAGGAAGGGGTAGTAACTGATTATCAGATTAATGTTTTGTTAGTTGATTTAGATAACAAAGTAATACAGAAATTCAATAACAAGAGTACAACTGAATATAAACGCTTTAAAGGACTATCTTTCTTAATTGATAAGATGGAGGAAGAGAGAAAGGAAACTTTCTATCTTAGACTTGCTAGAATGCGTATTATTCAAAATAGTTTAGCTAAATTGAATGCAACTAAACTACTATTAAAACATTTCTCTGATGATAGAGTTCTTACCTTCTGTGGTCAGATTTCAATAGCTGAGCAATTGCCACCCTGTTTTCATAGTAAAAGTAAAGATAGGGAGATTTTATCTCAATTTATGGAAGGGTACTACAAACATATGACTGTTGTAAAGATTGGTAATATGGGATCTACATATAAACCATTAAATAAAGTTGTAATAAACTATTTTGACAGCAATAGTGAAAACTTAGCTCAAAAAATAAATAGATGCATGGGTATGGAGTATGATAATCCTAATAAGAAAGCAGAAATATGGATGATTTGTAGTAAAGAGGAGGTTGAGAAAAGATGGCTTAGTAAGTCACTTGAATTTTTTGATAAGAAAAAAATAAGGTATTATGAAACAGGAGATATTGGTAAAATTATTTAACGAGACTCCTCTTACTACTGATGAAATTCTTTATGTTAGTAATAATCTTAAAGAAGGTGAAACATTAGCAAGTGAAGCTCGTGAATACGATCATTCAAGTACTAGTGTATTTGAAGCATGTGGATTAAATGATACTGAAGTAGAGTATTATAAAGAAAAGGTAGGAGAAATAATGGATAGCTGTAAGGATGATGAAGGAAGAGGTCCTATTTCATTATTTGTAGAGAGAGTAGAGAAAGCAGTAATGCTTGATCCATTAATGTTAAGAATGGTAATAGCTACATATGTTAAAACATCTATAGCAAGAAGTGTATTCGAGAAAGGAATAAAAGAAACTTTAGGTGATGTACTTGGATTGAAGAAAGATGATAGTGAAGAAGATAAGAAAATATCTGACGACTTTAAGAAATCCATTGGAAAACTTAGAGACATTTTTAAGAAAAAAGGAAATTCTGAAGAATAATGACGTTAAAAGAAAGATTGGAACAAAAATTTGTTTTTGTAGAAGATGTTGCTAGGGTACTGGAGTTAGGACATATGACAGGAAAGAATGTATTTATGTATGGAAAGGGAGGTCACGCAAAAAGTGAAATAATAAAGGAATTCTTAAACTATATTGATCCACATCAATCATCATCTTTTATACAGGCTTGTGGTGAAGGTTTAACTGAGGAGAAATTATTTGGTGGTATTGATGTAGCTAAATTTCATAAAACTGGTGAAATAGAGTATTTAGTTAATAATTCCTTTATGAATTATGAGTATGTTGTGTTTGAAGAATTATTGGATAGTAGGATGAATGTATTACTATCACTTAAAGATATCTTAACATCTGGTTATTTCCGTCAAGGAAGTCAACTATTTAAGATAAAGACAAAGATGGTAATATGTTTAACAAATCGTACTAAACAAGAGGTTTCTGAAGATGATTCAATTAAAGCTCTTTTAGAGAGATTTCCTTTAGAGGTAAAAGTTGAGTGGAATAGTTATGCAGAATCTGACTATAGTCTTATGTTTAGAAAAGTTCTTAATGATGATGTTACAAAAGTCGCTAAGATATGTTCTCTTATAAATGAGAATGGTGATTTTATTAGTCCAAGAACTGCAGTTCATATGGCACAAATATACTTAAAAACATCCAATATATCTGATCTAAAGTACTTTGGTATGTCTAATGACATAGTAAAGAAGATGGAGAAAGAAGAGAGAATAGTATTATTGACTTCTCGTATAGAAGATATAAGTAAAAGGAGTGTTCATATATATGAAGATGAGAATATGTCAAATAAAGATAAGTATCATAGATTAAATGGTTTACTATCTGAATTGAATGTTCCATCATACCCAGATGAGTTGGTTACTTCATATAGATCTACTAAAGAGAATATCTCTTCTTATATTAATACTATAAAGGATAAAATTTTAAATGAAAGTCTTTCATGAAAAGGTTCATCAACAAGCATAAAAACATAGATGAAATTGAAGATGAAGATATAGAAGATATTCTTAGTAAAAATAACTTAGCTGGTAAAATAAATAAGGAGCGTTATAGAGATTTCTATAATGCTCTTTCTTCTATTTACCTAGATGGAGATTATGAGAAAAACAAAGATATAGACTATGATTACTTTGGGTGTAAGAGTAAAAAGGATATAAATGTAATTGATGAGCTAAAGAGAAAAGAATATTCTTTTTTAAATAAAATATCTAAGGAAAATATCTCAGAAAAGTTAATATCTACATCAGCATTAGCTCTCTCGTATAAATTTGAAAAGTCAATATATGGAGGAGTAGAGAAAGATCCAGGTGATCCTAACTCTACTTTAAAGAATATAATGTCTTTCTATGAGGATGAAGATTTAATGAATTTGTTTGATAATCCAAAAGTAGATGATTTTCTATCTTTAGATCAAGATATGCTAAAATATATAGCTTTATTATCTAATAAGAAAGCTTTTATTAAAAAGTCAAAGATCAAGGAAGAGGATCCAGCAGGAAATGATATTAAATATCGTCCAATTACAGATTATTCTGAATTAACATCTGCTTCTTTAGTTGATTTAACTATGCCAAATGCATTAAGAAAAATTCTTAATAAAGATGTCTATGTTAAAAAACGCTTTTCTTCTGTACAAAAATCTCAAAATCTAATGATATTACTAGATAATTCTGGTAGTATGGATGAAGGAATAAAGAAATCTATGTGCAAGGCAATTATTAAATTAAAGCTTAGGGATATTAATGAAAATAATATCTATTTCTCTACATTTGAGAAACATGTACATGGATTCATGAAGATGACTAAAGATGATGATTTTGAGAGCTTATGGAATAGAAAAATAGTAAGATTTAATATGGGTGGAACTGAAGTATCTGATGTCATTAAGGAAACCATAAAAATGATAAAATCTCGTTCATTAAATACTAGTGTGGATACAGTAAAAATTCCATTATCTGATGAGCACTTTGAGATACTTGTCATAAATGATGGTGAGGATAAAATAGATGAGAGTTATCATCCTGACATCAAGATACATGCATTAACATTGGTTAAAAAAAATGAAGGTTTAAACAGACTTTCATTAAGAAGTGGTGGAACTTATTTTTGGCTAAAAGAAAAATAAATCTTATCTTTGCTGTAAATTTTAAGCATGGATATAGTATTTCCAGAGGCTCCACATGAGCCTAACAGTGATGTAAGTAGTATTATTTTATTCGGAAAGGAAAAGTGTGGTAAGACTACCTCACTCTCAAAGTTAAAGAATTGTTTAATAATTGATACGGAGTATGGTAGCTTAAATGTTCCAGCTTTGTCAATTACTCCTCCAGAGGATAACGGTCCTGTTGGAAAGATGAATTGGCTAAGACGAGTTGGAAATAAGCTAATTGAAGATGGGAGAAAATATGATTATGTAGCAATTGATACTTTAAGTGAAGTAAATGATTGGGCTGAGTGGAGTGGAACATTCAAATATATGAATAGTCTACAGGGCTCATCTTTTAATAGAGTAAGAGATGCTAAAGGAGTGCCAATTAAGAATGGTCCCTTTCTTGAATTTACTGATATTAATTACCAATCAGTACACTCTATTCCAGAAGGATATGGATATAGGTGGAGTAGAGATGAAGTAATGGATATATTTAATTTGTTTAAAAATGCAGCAAAGAAGTGTGTAATCTTTGTTTGCCACGTAGAAGATAAGTATATCCCAACAAAGGATAATACTGAAATGGTTATGCCACGTCAATTAGCTTTGACTGGAGCACTAAGGAATATTTTACCCAGAAAAGTGGGTGCGATAGGTTACGTCTATAATGATAAAGGTGTAGTAAAGGTAAATTTTGCAGGTACGGATGATAAGTTGGGCGGAGCAAGAGCTCAACATTTGATTGGATATAATGATGTGTTAGATTGGAGTAAGATTTTTATAGACTAAAAAATTTAAATTATGATTAAAACAAGTACTGTTCCACAACAAAAAAGACATGTTGGTTTAACTAATGTTAGGGTAAGAGCTATCAACCCTACCCGTTCACAACTTAATAAGTTGTATGGAAAAGAAGATAGTGAAGATGATAGGGAATTTATATATAAAACTGCTGATAGACAAGGAAGTGATAGAATACGTCTGAATATTTGGTTATATTCAGAAGATTTAGATAAGTATGTCATGCATACTATTGGTATTGTAAATAGACCAAAAACTTCTAGTGATGGTACTAAATTTCAGTATATAAATAGTACATGTAATACCACTTGGGTAGAAAAAGAAGAAGATTTACCTGAATGGTTTACTCATTTTACTGATAAAGAAGGTAATAAAACAGCTAAAAAGGATTATCGTGTAGCCTTTATAGGTGAGGAAGAACTAGCTATCTTCTTACGTTCATGGTTAAAGATGAAGTGGTTTCATAGTGAAACATATGTAATGCCTTCTATTGAATCATTAATGAATGAAGACTATAGTGAATTACAGGATTTGATAGATAGTCCTTATGATAAAGGATTTACTGCACTATTAGGTGTACGTGTAGATCAGAATGATAATGAAAAAGACTATCAATCTATCTATGGTAAATCCTTTCTTCCATATAACTTTAAAGATTATGTAGAAACAGGAAAGTTTCCATCTACATATGATCAATCTACTTGGACTAGATTTGAGAAAGAAGTTAAAGGAGAATATGGATTTAATGGAAGTTACTTTGAGTTAGTTCCAGTAACTGAATATGATCGGAGCAAGGATTTGGCACGTTCTACAACTACTAAAGTAGGAGTAACATCTACAAATTCTAAGTACTAAGATTAATAATATAATAATGTTAAAAAGGAGGGACTGGGTAAAACCACCCTCCTTTATTTTTTATGACAAAATCTCAAGTAGATAGAATAGTTAGTTTAATGGATTCTGGAGAATTCAATAACTTAGTTATTGGGTATAGTATGTTTATAGGTAATATAAAAAGTATATCAAAGCTTGCAAAAAAGAAAAAATTATCCTTTATTATAAAATTGAAGGGAGACAAATTTTATTTTGCATATATCTATAATAAAAAATGTTATACTTGGTATACGTTTTCTAGAGAATTACATGATACAAACTTAAACAGAGTATTCTGTAGATCATCTATACCCTATATACTTCAGTTAATAAGAAAGTACTTAAGAGAATGATAAAAGGAAAAGTTGATATTAATTTTAAAGCTGATGATATCTTCTCTCTTACTAATAATGGATATGATATTTTTATTAAGTATCTTGGAAGAGTTGGAATAATGAATAGACCCTGGGGAAGAAGAGAAAGAAAATTATCTTTTGGTGTATTTCAGAAAGACGGAATGTGGTTCTGGAAGGATTTAGCCAAAGAAGAAAGTGGAAATGCAATACAATTTGTTCAAAGATATTATTCTTTAAGGTATAGTGATGCTATTGAGAAAATAGTATCTGATTTTGGATTATCTAATCTTAAAATTGAGTATAGTAAGCCTATTTTACTTCCTCCTAGAGAAAAAGAATATTCTATAATAAAATTTTCTGCTCGTCCATTTAATAAATATGATAAAGAATTTTGGGGATGTGTAGGTATAACTGAAGAATACTTTAATAGCTTTGATTACTGGGCAGTAAAAGAGGCTATGATAAATGGAAAAAGAATACCAATTAGAGAAGATGAGAAAGTATATGCTTATTATATAAAACAGATAGATAGAGTAAAATTATATTTTCCAGAAAGACTAGAGAGAAGATTTATTACTAATATTCCATATAGTTATATTCCATTACCAGAAGAGAAGGTTGATAAGTTATATATATGTAAGAGTAATAAAGATATGTTAGTTACGTCTTTAACAGGAGTTCATACTACATATGTTCAGTCTGAGAGTTCTTATTTATTTAAAAAAAATATTGTTGATAAAGTAGAAGAGAAAGCTACATCTCCTATAATATTTTTTGGAAGTGATGATGATGGTATGACTAAATCTGAAAAGATCTGTAATAATACTGGATGGAGCAGGGTATATACACCTATAGAATTATTACCTGATAATGATTCTTATTTGATAGTTAAAAAATACGGAATTGAAAGTTTAAAACAAATACTATGACTAGAAATGAGTTAGTAGATATTCTACACAAAGAATTTAAGGAAATGATGACAGCTCTTATAAATCCTGTTGTAAGAGATTTAAAGGAGGCTGCCAAAGGATTAACATGTGATAGTGGAGGAAGATATTCACAGAAAGAGTGGAATTGGAGTACTGAAAATGAGGATTATTATCTTCATAACATGCATGTTGAGATTCTTGATACTGAATATTGTTTAGACAACGATGATGACGTAAACTACTTCAATGGTAATATATTGATAATTAATGACTTAAATAAAAGTTTAAGTGATAATATTATTAATATACAAGAATATGAAAGAATAAAAAGTATGATTCTTTCTGCTGATGATGAAGTTGTTGAGGTTGGAGTAAATTTAGTTCTCTCTATGAGAGAAAAAAGATTTAATAATGGTGCAAGAACTAGTTGATAAAATAGAGGAACTCTTTAGTAAGAAACCTGATGGACGAAAGAAAAAGGATTACGAAGAGTGGAAGAATGAATTAAATCCTCTTATAAAGAAATTAAACAAGATAGTAAAATTTAAAATGTACGATGAGTTATGATAAAATCTGAAACAGTAGTAATAAAAGATTTAGTTGATGAAGATTTAACTAAACTAAGTAAAAATTTTATTTTTGGTGATCTTTATTATAAGATTGATAAAGAAGATTATGAAATAAGTGTTTTTTCTGATGCTCACTTTAACAAGAATCCTCCATCTGATGAGTACGAACTAAACAAACCAGTAAGAAAGGATTCCGTATCGATTACAGATGATAGTAAAGTATTTGCATCTCAAATTTATCATGTAAGTTCTTCAGAATTCTTAAAGCCAAAAGATTTTGCGTGTAAAGTTGCAATATCTAATATTAATCAGATATATAAGAAAAAACTCATAGATAAAGAGGAGAAGGATAGAGTAATATCTATGTTAAGTGGTGATAATGCAACATCAAAGATAGGTTTGGATTTATATATTAAAATGTTTAGAAAACACTTAAAATGAAAAAACTAGAGTATAATGAGTTCGAACCATTATTTGGTAAATGGGCTCCTCTTTTTAGAAATTTCATAGAAGGAGAGGAGATGTTTGATATATATCAAACACTTAAAAATTCTAAAGAAACAATTGTTCCTAAATCTGATGACACATTTAATGCATTTAAGAAAAGTAAACCAGAAGATATTAAAGTAATATGGTATCTTCAGGATCCTTATCCTAGAGCATATAAAAATGGAGTATTTCAGGCTACAGGTATTGCAATGGATTGTAGTAATAGTCCAGATGGAAGATTACAACCATCTTTAGAAAAATTTTATGAAACAGCTGAGAGAGAAACTGAAATGCCTGTACAAAGAAGTACTTCGTTGGAATATCTTCTTGAACAAGGAGTTTTATTATTAAATACTGGATTAACCTGTAAACTTCTTAAGTCTGGTAGTCATACTAATCTTTGGTTACCTTTTCATAAGTATTTTCTTGAAACAGTAATGAGGAGCAATACTGGAATGGTATATGTACTAAGTGGAGATGAAAGTCAAAAGGTATTGCCCTATATAAATCCACTTGGTAACTTTATATTAAAAACTTCTCATCCAGCAAATGCTGCTCATAATAAAATAGATTGGGATTCTGGAAACATCTTTAATAAGATAAATAATTATCTTAGAGGAAATAAGAAGGAACCAGTTTATTGGGATAGAGATTTATGGGAAAAAATTAAAGATTTACCATTTTAATGGAATATTTTTCTTCAGATTTTCATTTAGGTCATACTAATGTAATTAGATATGATAACCGTCCATTTTTAAATATCCATTTAATGAATGAGACAATACTATCTAACTTAGAAGCTCTATTAAAAAAGGGTGATAAACTATTTTATCTTGGTGATTTTTGCCTATCAGGTATGAAGAATGCTAATGAATTCTTATCTAGAATAAGAAATACTCAAGCTGATTTATTCTTTATACGAGGTAATCATGATTCCAGAGAAATTAGGATATTATATGATAAATATGGAAGTTACTTAGGTGAACAAAAAACAATAAGTGTTCAGAAACAGGTAATTGTTCTGAATCATTATAGGATGGATGTATGGGATAGGAGTCATTATGGAAGCTGGCACCTACATGGTCACAGTCATCATGGCTTACCTGAAAGAAAGGATAAATATATAATTGATGTTGGGTGTAATGGATGGGAGTATAAACCTCTATCCTTTACTCAAATTAGTGATTTGATGGGAAAGAAGGAATATGTAAAACAACATCATCATGGAGATAAAAATAGTTCAGACAATATATAAAGATAAAAGATTAACAATTGATGAATTTACAAAACTGAGTAGGAAAGAGCAACTAGATATATGGTATAGTTCTGCTGTATATGATAAAATAGATTTAAATAAACATACTTTTAAGAAGATAGATAATGATTCTAAATTAGGATATTATTTATATGAAGAAAGATTAGCTATAGGAAGTCATGGAAACTTCTATAAGTTTATTAAGTTAGTTGATTATGTTGTATATAATAAATTAACAAAAAAGGTAAGTTTACATAAATCTAGGTTAGATTATACAGCACTATTTGATTTTTTTATAGATGATTATATAAAGAAAGATTATGTACCTCTCTTTAAGATAATTAATGGTAATTATCTTACTAAAACATTAATTAAAAAAATCATTGAGAAAAAGATTAATAATATAGAGGATTTATTAAAATATCATAAATCTTATACATGTAAGAGTAAAGATGTTGATATATCTCATCTATATGATTTAGTTGCACACTGTAGATACTCAGCATTTGGTTTATATAAATGTATCGAAGATCCTGAAAATATTAAGGAAGAAATGGAAAAAGCAGTTGATATAGATAGAGAAATACTGCAATCTAGTCTTTTTTACTCTGATCCACTATCAATAAATCCAGAGTATTATAAATTAATTCCTTTTAAGATAAAGGCTTCTGATATTATTAATGTAAACGTTAAATATGATGAATTCAAAAGAAATTATGAGAGTGAGGGAGTTGATTAACTCCAAGGATAAATCTCTTAATACTATAGGAATACAATTGTTAAGTGAGATGAGTGATTGTGAGGAAAAGGAAGAACTATTTAAGATATGTCTACAGAAACATCTTAAGTCAGAGTTTTTAATAATTATGAAGGATTATATTTTAAAAAAGAATTTAAATGATTAAAACACAAATGGAAATTTCAGAAAGAATTGTCACAATGTTAAGTAGTGAGAAGGAAGAAGATAGGGTGATTGCTATACAAGCACTACAATCAGAACATCCACTCGTATGGGCTGCTTTAACAGGATATACTGGATTAGCACATGGTAGAGATAAAGCAGTTGATGGAAAGAAATTACTAGCTGCCATACATAAATCAAAGGATTATAGTTTAGGTAGCAATGTTAGATATAAAGGATTAAGAGAATCCCCATTAATGGTAGTAATCAATATATCTGCTAGTGAATTTACCTCAGCTGCCAAACTTAAGAGCTATGCTATTATGTTAGAGTGTAAATATTTCAATAAAAGTTCTCAAACTTTTGTTACTATAACAGATAGACTAGAGTGCTTTGAACCAATTAAACCAAATCAAGATGGATCATTACAAGTCGCTGAATTCCTTAATATTTAATATGTTATGTGGTAGTGAACACTTTTTCTATGGATTATTTCTTGCAGAGATGAATAAAGAATTTGACAAGGATTTTCCTGGGATTGGTATCTACAAACATAAAGATGCAAATGTTTTAACCTTAAAAATAGGTGAAAAATTTTGGGAAACATGTTGTAAATCAGATGAAGAGAGAAAGAATGCTCTTATTCATGAGTGTGAACATGTTGCTAGAGAACACGTATATGATGCATCAACCTCAATGTATCCAGAGAAAAAAGTAGCAAGCTTAGCTATGGATTTATCTATAAATCAATATCTAGGAAAAATGCCTACAGAGGATGCTAAAGGTAAGAGATGTAATGTTCGTCTAGAAGAAATGTCAGAACTTAAGCTTAAGCCATTTGAGAGTAGTATGTATTACTATGGAGAAATGAGAGCGGCTAAGGAAAGAAAGGAACAAAGTAAAGGAAAATCTGATAGCAAAAATCCAGATAGTAAACCAGGTAATAAAGATGGTACTTCTGGAAGTGGAGCTTTGGATAAAATCCTTGAAGATATGGAAGGAGAAGGTAGTGACTGGCATGAAGGTTGGGAAGATGTTAATAAAGGAATGAGTGATCAAGAAAGAGAATTATCTAAGAGAGAAACTCAAGATATGCTTGCTCGTTTAGCTGAAGAAACTGAGAAGAGTAGAGGTACTGTTCCAGCATACCTAGCAAATGCAATAAAAGATAGAATGAAGAATGATCCTCCTGTTGTTAGTTGGAGAACTCTATTTAATCGTTTTGTTGGTAGTACTATGACAACTGAAGTATATCAGACTAGAAAACGTCTAAACTTTCGTTTTGAGGATGCACCTAATAACCGCTATAAAAATAAGATACGTATTGTAGTAGGTTTAGATACATCAGGAAGTGTAAGTAATGAAGAATTACAGGAATTTTTTGGTCAAGTACGTCATATGTGGAAAGCTGGAGTAAAGATAGATGTTTGTTTATGGGATGCTTCATGTGAGGATCCTTATGAATATAAAGGTGAACAAACATTTAGACGTACAAAAGCAGGTGGTACTATGGCATCATGTTTTATTGATTATGTTAATAAACATAAGAATAAGTATAATTGGAGTTGTGCTATCACATTAACAGATGGTTATATTGAACATAATCCATCTCGTTCTTCTGTTCCTATGTTATGGGTATTAACTAAGAATGGTAGTGATTCATTTGAACATCATGCTAGAAAAATAAAACTTAACTAATGATTATTAATGCAGGAGATAAGTATACTCAATCTATGTTTGAGGACATGATAAAAAGATCAACTACTGATCCTCTTTCACCTCTTTATCCAGGTACAATTAGTACTTCTACTGGTGTTGGTACTATGACATTTCCTCCAGGCTTTTATGGAGAAACTAAAGTAGACAAATTAGCAAAACATCTTGATGAACAAATAAAGAGAGCTATTGAGAATGATAAGGATATAATTGATACAAAACAAAAAATCAATGATATTCAATCACAAATCAATAAATTAGAAGAAACAAAAAGATTGTTTAATGAGAGTTTAGCTAAGCAAACAGAGGATAAAGAAAAGGAAATAATAGATAAATTATTTCAATATGACGGAGATAGAGATTCAGAGTAAAATGAACGAACTGAATAGGATATCAAGTATGATATGTAGTAATGATGATAGTATGTTTAGTGTTGGAGAACAGTTATTAATATGCTTCTTAAAGAAGTATAATCCAACTAATTATATTGTTAGTACTCCGTGTAAGTCTGATGAGATTTATTCATATCGTAGAATACGTAGAGGAACTTATATTACATTGATTGCTGAGATATCTTTTAAGTTAGGTAAAGAGATGGGAAGTTTATATGAGCAAAAAAGAAAAGGATCCTGAATTAGAAAAAATAGAGAATCTTATTTCTTCACCTAGTTCTGAAAATAGAATGGTAGGAATTCAACTGTTAATTTCTCAAAAATTTAAAGTTCCTGATGATTATTATTATATTAAAGAAAAAATATATGATATCAAAGATGAGAAGGAAAGAGATAAATACAGAGCTTTGGCAGTTGAGAAATATTTAACCCTATTAGCAGAACAAGATGAAGATTGATGAAGTAGTATCAATGTGCAATTCACATGATAAAGGAATAAGATTGGTAGGAAGTCAATTACTGTGTGTAAAATTAGATGAAAAGTATAAGAAGAAGCATGATTATTCTTCTCTTAAACGATTTGTCTACATGAATATACATTTTTCAGACAGTAGACTTTACGTTAGAAAGCATATTCAAAACACACACTTACAAAAGTTAAAAAAGAAGAAAAATGGCTAAGAAACAAAAAACGGAATTGAATTCCCTGAAAATTAAAGAACTGTTAAAGTATTTTATTAATAATAATCTGGCTTTAGCAGATGAAGGAAAACCTCCAGTAGCATTAGAGATTGAGGGTATGCCTGGTACAGCAAAGACATCAGTTGTTAAACAGGTGTCACAAGAGTTTGGGCACCACTATGTGCGTTTGAATGTGAGTGAAATTGAGGTTCCTGACTTGATTGGATTACCTATTTATGAGTATGAGATCAAGAAAGGTAAAGATACAGAATGGGTAACAGATAAAGTATTAAATCATTATATTGCTGACGGTTGGGCTGCTACCTCAGCAAATCGTACATCTTACAGTAAACCTTCCTGGATTCATGGTAAGGAAGATAAGCCTGTAATTCTTGTTTTGGATGACTTTAACAGATGTACCCCAATGATGGCTAATGCTACGATGACATTGATTGATGAACAGAAGTATGTTAGCTGGAGTCTTCCTAAAGGTTCTACTATTGTACTAACATGTAATCCTTCTGATCAGGATTTTCTTGTTCAACAAGAAGATAGTGCTCAGCAAACAAGACGTTTGAAGGTACGTATGAAAGCTGATGTTAATATCTGGGCAAGTGAATTTGCTGAAGGATATGGTGTTGATAGCAGATGTATTAATTTCATGTTAAAGCATCCTGAAATCATTGAGGGAAGTACACCATCTAAAACAGATGATGGTCAGGTTATGAGTAAAGGTAACTTACGTATTTGGACTAAGTATTTTGATAGTATCAAAACTATCAAGGATTTCTCTAAAGAAATTGACTTGGTTATGAATTTGGGTAGTGGATCACTTCCTGAAGAGCATGTACTCATGTTTGCAACCTTTATTAAAAATGGACTGGATAAATTGCCTAGTCCTGATGAATTGTTGAAGAAGGATATTAAGTGGAGCCTTCAACAATTGAAGGACAATATTA